CTTCACCTGTTACAGGATTAATCTCACCTTCCACAGCTGGTCTAGATACAGAGATTGTTGTGTCCATCAACTGTTTTCCAGTTACTTCATCTATGACAGGTGTCCCCCACTTATCAAATACTGGTGATTTTCTCTCAGTGATTCGAGGACCTGAAGGAGCTCTGCTTCCTGCAGTCCGACCGGCACCTCTAGCTAAGATCTCTGCAGCACGAAGTGACTGATCGATGGCATCAGAACCACCTTCAGCAGCACGAAGTTGAATCTTCTTTAGATCAGCAATTTGATTTCTCAGAAACTTTTTTTGGTCATTGTAGTAATCACGCTGAGCCTCAAAATTCATAGCTTCAAGTTTCATCTTAGCTGCTTCGTTCTTTTGAATGTCTTCCCAGACTTGCCAACGAAGATCTGAATAGAGCGTGCTCCAAGAAGCGCCGCTCGGTGCCTTTGCATTAAATGGTGTAGGCTCGAGCACATAGACTTTCTGCCCATTTACAGTTCTAATAGCCATTACTGTGCCCCTCCTCGTGCTAGCATGTAATACTTAAGAAGTTCAGGCTGTTTAAAACTAAGCTCAATTATACCACGCGCTTTTTCAGGCGTAGTTCCAAATGCTTCAGCAGCAGCCGCGACTTGTTCAGGTGAGATGTCCTTTTGTCCCTGAATGATTGCTTGATTTCTAGATTCTTGCAGTGTTGCTTCCAGACCTGTGGCAGCAATTCCACCAGCAGCACCGATCGCTTCGCGTCTTCTAGTCTCAATAGCAAATTCTAACTGTCGCATCTCTTCTTCCTGTGCAGCCTTCTTAGCCAAGTCTTGCTCAAGAAGTTGTTGAGCAACATCGGATTCAACCGCCATTCGGGCCTGACTAGCAGATGCTTCGGCCGCCAGCGCTTGACCACCAGTAGCCGCACCGCCACCTGCCAAGAGACGCTTCTGAAGTGCTTCAGTCTCAGTCTGTGCAGCTTTTTGAGCACCTCTGAGACGACCACCGATAGCAGCCTCTTCCTCAGCTGTCAGACCGAGAGCACCTGCTTCTTCAGCCTTTTTAAGCTGTTCAAGACGACGCTTGTTTTCTCTCTGCAAGGCGGCACCGCCTACTAAAGTTCCTAAGTTTGAAGCAGCTGCTCCACCTGCACCGATAAGAGCAGCCATTGTGATTGGATCCATTTAATACCTCCTAATATTTATATCATAAAGTTTGTTTTTATTTATAGAAAACCTCAGCTTTGAAATTTCTTGCTGAAGTAAATCCTTGAACAACTTTTGCGTTGATGTAGTGAGAGAACTTGTAAGTGCCCGCAGGCATATTTCTTAAAATACACGACCAACCAATCCAGCGTCTCAGACCTTTTGTGATCGGATCAGTTCCTGCTGCTGTCTCGTCACCTGCTGAACTAGGTTTTGACATCGCACCAAAAGGATCAACTAAACCACTAACAGTGTTAGTCATATCACATTCTTCAAAACTGTATGATCTAGACTGCTCAACAAATGTGAGAGCTGAACCGTCATCAACGACATAGCCTAATTTGACCTGACTGTCCCAAAAGCCGCTACCTACTGCAGGTGATGAATTAGTGTTGCTGTTTGAGATGTAAGTTCCGCCCCAAGTGATCAAGATATCTGCAGTTCTCTCAAGTGTGAGATGAGGTCCTGTGTGGTAGGAAGATGTCCAAATATAGAGATTAGGATCAGTCGATCTGTTCTTCTTTATGTTTGATGTAAAGTATGCACGATCTTCTTTCTCAGTTCCGACTGCCTTACCAGTATCGATACCAGTAGCAAAAGTGTATTCGTTAGTGATAGGTTGATATTCACCTAACTGAATCTCTTGTGTGTCAAAAGCATCGACTGCTAAGTCTGCTGTCAGGCTTTGCTGATTTAAGAAGATCTTTAGAGCCTCATCATTGCCGACAATATCTGAAGCATTTAACGCAGTCGAAGTGACGAATGTATTTGGTTTGACATATGCCATTAGTGCCTCGCTCTGACTGCAATCATGTTATTTCTTGTGATGCTCAAGGTATTTGCGCCATCATAAACCTTACATCTTAATTCAAGTTTCTCGTATGTGATACCACCTGCAGTTAATGTATTGACTAAAGCTGTAGAAAACTGAAATGTTTGATATGCTAGAGGAACACCAGTATTCTCAGGTGCGCCATTTACTGCTGTGTAGTATCTACCGTCACCACCTGCTGATGTGAATGAATAGCCCCATTCACCAAGTGATGTTGTCAGTGTTCCGCCTCCGATATTATAATACAGAAGTATCTGAAAAGCGTAATAGTTTGGATTACCTCTCTGCCCAGCAGGAAGTGTGTTGTCATATGTGTTTATTGCCTCGATGTCATCTACTAAACCACTTGCTTCTATTCTAAGAACTTCATATTGATTTGGTGAATAGTTAAGATCGATCTTTGCTGGATCTACACCAGTGCTGTCAATGAGCACATATGATGTTGAACTAGTCTGAAAGTCAGAGGTTCCGTCATAGACAAAGTCAAACAAGATATTGCAGGGATTAGCGTTGTTAAAATGATGGACTGTGATCCAGTTATCTCTTGTGTTTAGAGCATCAATGTCAGCAGTTGCTGTCTGAGAATCATTGTAAGGTGCATTTAACTGAGCAGCTGTGGGAACATCACCTTCTTCCCATAGATTAGTTTTGACGATAGGCATTATCCCTCCTTATCGATAATGATTTCTGCACCATGTTGTAGTGCTGAATAGTTTAAAAGGCGTCGAAGTTGTGTCTAATGATGGACTGCCTGACACACGCCAAGTGTTGATCTTGACACCTAAGTCAATGGTGATAGGCTGACTTCCACAAGCCACTGCGAAAGGTATCTGTGTGGTGTGCCGACGAGGATAGATCGCACCTGTTTTGGCAACAAGCACATTATTGACGAACACAGCCCATTCAGACCACCATTCATTTCCACGACCTCGAGCTCCAAATATACCACCGCCTATATCGACATTGAAGACATTATTTCCGTGTTCCCAATCGACTGTCACACATCCAACAAGCATTCCCTCACGAGCTTCGAACTGAATGGGCGCATTCTGAAAGTTAATGTCCAGATCAACTAGTCGATTCCAACCTGGTGACCAAGTGTCGGCATCTAAGTCTGTCTCAAAAAGTGGTGTCCAAATGTCTCCACCGACCTGCATGCTTTCAGCACGCCGAGAGAATGTGTATGTCTGAGAAGGCATACGGACATTCCATTTTGTCACTGAGCCACCTGTAATAGGACCTACGACAGCAGGTTCTACAAGATTAGCATGACCAACTGAGACAACAGGCAAGTTGTTGCTATCCAGACCACCGTTAAGTTGATCTAGATATTTATCTAAGTTCCAGGAAACACCATCATACTTGACTTGGTCAAATTGGTGCAGCGGTTTATCAGTAAATGTTTTCATTAGTAAGGTTGTCCTCCGCCTGTTGCTCTCATATTGAGAGGTGGTTGATCTGCTGAGGTGAAGTTAATACTAAAGCCGAGAATCTGGAAAGGTTTGCCACTGCTCTGTATGACACGAAATCTAAAGTTCTCTACTAAAGATGTATTCACATCCCATCGAATATTAACTTTTCTTCCAGCTTTTAGATTGCTCTCACCGATTGTAAAAGTGCTCTTAGATATTGTCGTATCAGCAGGTCCAAAGACAGGATCTTCTTTAGTCGTGAAAGCTAGTTCAGGTTTTGTGATCTTGTTTGTCCCTGCTGAGAGCCACTTGATGTCGTAGTCTTGTCCCCATTCGAGGAGCACAAGATTGTCACCAAAAGAGACCATCTCCATCTCAACTGAGAAGACACGGTGTTTTATTGTCTGGTCACCGAAGTTAATCCAGTTGCTCTCCCATAAGTTCTTCTGTAAAGCACCTGCTGAACCTGTGTATTGTCTGAAGGTTTCTTGTTGTAAAGCACCAGTGGTGAGCGTGTTGCCCCAGTAAGTTGCTCCGCTCCAGACTTGTAGGCCGACTAATCTACCTACAGAACCAGTAGTAAGAGGATTAGAATCTCCCCCAGTATTGGGATCACGCCAGTCAGGTTTCGTGCCCAAAATAAAGTTGCCATCTGGATCTGTCGCAATTGTTGTAAATGTCCAAAGATATTCATCAGCCTTGTCATTAGCACCTCTGAAAGAGAAAGCACCGTTATAGGTATGGATAACTATGCCTCTTGTGGGATAAACTTCTCCCTTTCTGACATAGTGCAACCAGTATTCTTTCTCTTTCTTTGAATAAGCCGCAGTGCAGTTTGGCAATCCTGCGACATTGATGTGTTGTATCTCTTTACCGATTGTATCAGAGATCTTCTGCACTGTGACAGTTGAACCACCATCCAGACCACCAACAACTGCATAGATACCGTCTTTATTCAGAAATGTGACACCGACACTGGGAACTAGACAGATTGTATTTGATGCAACTGTGCCTACATCTGGTGTGAGCTGACTGATAGTAAAGACACCATCTAGATTACGAATGACCTCAATGGATCTCTCTCTGAAGATGATCAAGTTATTGTAGTAGGGAAACAACCGTGTGATGTGTCCGCCGCTTGATGCACCAATATCGAAGTAAGAGAAAGCGTTAAACTGCTCAGGGAATCCGTCATCTGAATAGATAATTCTTGTGGGATGATCAGGACCACCACCTAACCAAAGTCTGTTATTCCAAGCAGCGCCATAAGCAAATGTTGAAGATATCTGAGATGATGCTGTTAGAGAAGGCGCCTCATTAATCAGAGAAGTATCAGGTCTGGTGTCAAGAAAGTCAGTTGTGCTATTGTCATCAATCTGTTTGACTAAGTAGAAGAGCTGATCTGCGCCACCAATTGTCAGACCGGCAGTTCTCTGGTTTTTAGTTCTGTATATTCTCCTCGCAACTATTCCTTTCTTACCTGTGGATATATCTTGTAGAAAAGGTGCGTGCTTAAATGTCCAAGACGCCTCATTTGTCCAATTGACTGATGACACTGCACCTAATGGGCTCTCAGATCCTGTGTCAGAGACATAAGACATTCTATAGCTGAAGTAAGAAGTATCTGTATCCCCATCGTTTCCCAGTCCAAGAATATCTTCCTCAACGAATCTGGGATGGTTGATTCCATCTTGCAAGTCATTTGACGCATCAAAGACTGTCTGAATAGGTAAAACCTGTAGTGAAGGTGTGGCAATGGTGAATCCAAAATCTCGGTATCTGTTATCACCGTAGAACCAAATCGGGCGGTCATAAGCGTTGATGATCAGAAGACGATCACCGTATGGAATGTATTGCGTTCCACTGTCACCTAACTTTCTAATTCTTCGATCTTTGCCAATCGTAATCTTATCAGTCCAGAAGTCTGATGCCAGTGTAAAATTACCGTTGTTTCCCCACAGGTAGTAGAGCTCTCCACCTTGCTCAATGAAGTGATAGACTTGACCTGTGCTCTGCTTGGTCCAGATAAACTGACTATCAACTGGCTTTGTTAGATAGGGCGATGTCTCAGACTGTAGGATCTTTGCACCTGCAAATGACTTCCAAGGCTCTAATCCTCTATCAGCAAGCCAACCATCAGCTTGTGGATCTATTCTAAAATTCTGTATCCGTTCAGCAGCACCGCTAGATTCCTTCCAGCGCTGATCGATCTTAGGTGCATCTGTGAATTTAATGATATTAGATTTGATAGCCATGATCAGGTCCCTGAGCGAAGTGAGGCGTAGTCGTAGTAGAAGTTTCTACCGCTTGACATCTGGAACTGTCCTCGTTGGAAGTTGCTGTCAATGTGGTCGCAGTATCTCTTCTGAAGATCTTTGATTTCGTCTTCTATTCTACGACGATAAACTTCACTGTTCGACAATTGTCCCACTTTGTCATAAAGTGTTTGAAGAACTTTGTATGAGATCAGCTGATGGAATTCATTGGGCATCTGAGGTGAATCTGTCTGAAATCCTAACGCAGGTGGCTTGTAGTAATAACGAGCGACACCTTCTCTCAGAAAGTCTTGATGAACTTTACTGAAAGTGGCATTAGCGTTCTGCTGTGTGATCTCTGTGTCCCAAGCATCAACACGAGGATAAGGTCTGATACGGTTGTGTTGTCCGTCGTATTCGATGTATTGAATATTTCCTGGATCGATCTGGTTAAAGTTTGAGATCACAACTGAAGAGGCAGTGTCAGGTGCAAAGACACTGTCAATAAACGCCGATTGGTTTCTAGTAGCACTACCGCCTGGATTGTTAAATACTTTCCAGATTGGAAGTCCCAGTCTCTCGCCAGTTGTTCGGTTAAAGTTCTGGTTCCAGAAGACAATTTTCTTGTATCCTTCAAACTGACTTGGACGGCGGTCAAATGTCTGGAAACTGTCAGCGACCACAGGTTGATCATCCCAGGTGAGAAAGTTTATCGTCAGTGAGAATGTGCCTTGTTCTCCAAATTTAACAGTTTGTGGTTCTGATAGAGCACCGACTTTATCATCTTTGACGAATGCCCAACAGACTTCGAGAGATGTTCCCGCAGGAAATCCATTTGCTTCTACTGAATTTGAAGCGACACCTGTCTTTTGACCTTCTAAGACAAAATAACTTGGTGACCAGACATAAGCCTCCGCATACGATGCCTTGTAGTCCATTCTCAGATTAAGTTCTTCTTCCTTTCGTGGGGCTAATCCGATAAGCTTACCGTAAGGAGGAAATAGACCAGCACCACCGTTAGTGAAAGGAAT